CCTGGTTCGATCTGGACGATCGATAGGGAATCAGCATGGGCACGTTGGCGTAGAGGTTACGAAATATACTCAAACGGACAATACTTTACATACGAGTTTGAGTACAACATTCCGGACGTTGTATTTGCTCCTAGTCCTCCCATTGTTATCCAGGGAGCGTTTATTGGCTTTCCAACAAAGAGCCGAGAGCTTGGCATGCATTGGTGCTTGTGGCGCTATGCAGGAGCCATCAGAACTGACTTATACACCGACCCCGTAAGCACCAGTAACTTATCTGTTGAATCAGTAACAGAAGACAAGAACTATTGGTACGTAAAACTGACAGGCACCTGGAGCACATCAAACCCATTACCACCACCATTCTTTTTCCCTGGTGGACAAAAGCCTTTGATCTCGGAAGTGTTTGAGGATCGTATTGTTGCTTCCGGTGGTGAGTTAATTGAAGTTGATACAATCAATCCCAATACGCAAACACGGTACGGCTACGTATCTGCAGTGTTACTAGATATCAACGAAAACACCGGTATTCTTAAGTTCCGAAAGTCGGGTTCCGTACAAGCAACACCAGATGAAAACTTTGTAACTCCTTCGCCTATCGGATTTACTCCAGGACGTTATCTAAACTCTGGTGCACGATACAGTTGCACATGCCAAGACTTTACACGGCGGGACTACTTCTATGTGTCTTCGGAGAATCCAAGGAAGTTATTTCCACGCACTAATATTGCCACCGTTAAACCAGGTCGTTTTGAACTTACCAAACGTGACGGTATTTTAAAAACTCCTGCGCAAGTAGACCCCTCAATCAATCTCACACTAGAGATTACAGCACCTCCTTCGTTTGATTTGACAAACCAAGTCACAACAGATCGTGTCATCAGTCGTGATGCGACAAGAGACAGCCCAGGACTTTACGCAGACTTTGGAGGCACCTACACACGCAATCCCAACAACCTTGGCACGCAAGGATCATCTGCAGATGGTATGTCAACTTTTGCAGATTATACATCTGTTACGGAGACACTTGATAGCGAGTCCATCCCACAGATTACGCTAGTAACTCTTGAAGACAGATGGTCACCTGTACTAGACGAGCTGCGTTATTGTAAGCACATTTATTCGCTTAAGTTTGCAGATCGAGTATTTCCTCCTGAGCCATCTGATTTTCCAACAGACATAGAAAGCATGGCTGAATGGGAAAGGCAACTAGTAGCAAAGACAGATAACGAAATAGACTCCATTAAAAAAGATAAGCTTGCCAGGGAATCACTGTCACGTATGGATGTTCCTCCTTACAACTGTCAATCATTATCTGTGTATCCGATGTTACAGCGTTTGTTCAACTTTGCAACAGATCGGATTGAAGTACAAAATTTCACAATGATTGATCAGTATGGCAATCGCTCGCAACCATGAGGTGAGCTTAGAATAAGTTAACGGCCATTGACAGCATGTTTTGCAACGAGCACGAGCCCCTCGCCCTGCTAGTTGAACTAACTCCAAAGCTTGCCAAAAAACGTTTTAGACAGAGTATATATGAAGCCTGGGATCACAAATGCGGATATTGCGGTGACTCGGCGTCAAGTCTTGATCACATTGTACCAAGGTTTAAGTCTGGTTCTTCTAACCGCCATAACTTACTTCCTTCTTGCCGGCGATGCAACGCAAATAAAGGATCAGAGGATATGAAAAAATGGTATGAAAAGCAATCCTTTTTCTCTTCTTCATCTCTTGCTAGGATTGAAGCCTGGATTCGGCAACAGTCTGTTTTTATTTTTGGCGAGTGTTAAGCAATGGGTATTTTTTCTGATTACGTAGATGCATATCCGGATCTTGTCACGGGTTATGCAAATAGTGGAATCCCAAACTACACTGCGTATGTAGATAACAATAGCGATCTACTGGCGGCGTATCTTGCAACAGGTGCAGATAATTATGACGCTTATGTCAGAAATAATGCAGATTTAGAAAACGCTTATCAAAACAGAATAACCAGCAGAAAGGATTGGAACAGAACGCAGTGGGGTCAATGGCACGTGCAAAATAGGCCTGCGCAAGACACGCGACCGGTACCCAAGGACCCTCCCACGCAAACAAAAGAGGCCTGGGGCAAAACACACGCAGATAAGTATAAGGATCGCCCTGTACCTAAAAATGGTTTACCAAAAGAACAGTGGGGTGCAAATCACTGGAATAACAACGGTAAAAATGAAACGCGGATATTACCGGGAGGAGGACAATTTTCAATACAGCCTAATGGAACTCTTTCAGTCAATACCAATTTAATAGGAACGGGAGCACAGCAAAACTTCAAAGACTTTGCTAATAGATATAACAGTAGCGACGGTACTAATTTTCAAGACATTGCAAATGGTATAAATAATTTGGGCGATACAGAGTCAACAATCTTAAGTAATTCAGGTGCAGTACAAAATTTAGTCAATGCGTATTACGGTAAAGTTCCCAAATGGAATCCAGCAAGTAATAAGGCATACCAACCACCAATGGGTGCGTTTGATCCTAGTTATTATATGACAACACAACAAGGCAAAGCTGCCTTTAATCAATGGCAAAAAGAACTCGGAGGTACTATAAATATTGGCGGAAACCTTTACGAAAATGTTTCTTTGGTAGGTAGATATGATCAAAACACTTTTTTACAATATAACTATGCAGTTGTTAATGGCAAAAGTGAGCGTGGCAACGCAGTTACCAAAGCAGAGCAAGCAGAAGAGTATAAAGAAGTACCCGTAACCGATGCGCAGTACCAACAATACCGCGACCAGGTAATGGGCCTTGGCTCCTACAGTAATTTAAAAGAGTGGGAAGCTGCACAAGATCCTGAATTTTTGAAGCAATGGATTTCTTCGTTATCTCCAGAAGATGCAGAAGATAGAGCAAGTGGTTATTTAACAATTCCAAGTATTACGCAAATACCAGAAAGCCTTCGTACCCAAGCGAAAATGTCGCGAGGAGAAACAATACTTGAAGGCAAATTAGCTAGTGTTCTTGGACCAAAAGAACAAGAGGCTGCTGATAAATTTAGATCATTAACAGTTGATACATTCAATGAAACATTAAAAGAGTATAAAAAACAACGCGCCAAAGAACAAGAGTATGATTTTTATAGTGGGATGTCAGGTTTTAGTGAGATTTTTAACATGAATGAAGAGCTAGCTAATTCGTTGTTAGGAGACTCAGGAGTAGGAGGCATTCTTTCTTTAGGTGGACAAGATCAAGAAAAAGCAGAAGACAGTTTGGAAAAACAGTTTTCTGCGATTACTGGCATTCCTTCAAGATCAAACTCAGTATATAACTGGCAAAAATGGTTTGATGAAACACTAACAAAACGTTATGAAGAAGGTGCTTCTTTTTCGGATTGGCAAGATGCCTCTAAGCAATATGTAGTGGATAAAGAATTTGCAGAAGATTATATTAAACGTTATTTGAATCCACGTTTTAATACGTCTCGTTCCATGTCAGAGTTTATGAGTTATATGGATGTCACACAAGGAGAAGAAAATATTTTTCAAACACAAAGCGCATTAAACTCTTTGAAAAGCATGGCAGACTTACGTGCAAAGCAGTGGCTAGATACAATTAAGTCGTCAGGAACTTCCGGATTTGATTCAAAGTTTTATTTTAATCCTTCCGGAGGCGATGTAAGTACTGATCAACACAATTTACAAACAACAAGAGTGAACGAAGATTGGGAAACAGCAAAGAAAAACGGTGAGCAAGTTGTGCCAGGTACAAATCCACCGTCCACTTGGAATCAATTAGCTTATTTGTACGGTTACAACGTAAACGATAAAGCACAGTTTGCAAAATTACATTATCAAGTGTATGGTATTCACCAAGGATTTGATCCAGCACGTGACAAATTATCTTTAAATAGTGCACAGTCATTTATCGATGACAGCATTCTTCCGGCTATTGCTAATGAAAAGGTAAATCTAGGTAGCGTATCTTTTTTAAATTTTGTGACGCCTAAGGAATATGCGGACAAAATGTTAGAAGGCCTTGACCCTGTCAAGAATAAACCCGAATGGGAAAAAATACTTGAGTCAATGGGACTTTCAGGTAAAGACATGGGTGTTGAAGAAATAAAAAGCTATATTGAAGAAGCGTTTCAAACAGGAGAAGCAACTAAGATACGTGAAGCAATTAAATACTTGAACGAAAAGAAAGAAAAAGTGACGCAAGAGAAGCTTGGCGTAGACTATATTGAGCGCCCAGAGGACACTGCGGGGCGTGATAACCCGAATGAAACTGAACTCTATAGCGTGTTTAAAAACGCAGGGTTTAATGGAACAGAAGATGATTTTTACAACGAATTTATGCCTGATGTAAATCGAGAAGATATGGAATTATTAACACAGGCTGGTAAAGGGCTTACAGAAGGTAGTGTATTTAGTGGATTAAGCAGCAGCGATCCATTTGAAGCCCTTGGCTCTGTTGAAAGTTTGTTCGCAGACGAAGACAAGGCTAAAGAAACAAGCAGCCAAACAAGCTCTTCTACGGAAGATAAATCGTACTTCAGTCTTTATAACGACGATGACGATGAAGACACTACAACAGCAAAATCAAAGTCAGGCCAAGGTTTCCTTGGTAGTTTTACCAGCGCCTTTAAAGGCTTTACACCGAAGTACTAATCATGAGTAAACATAAAAAAGCCGCTAGTGCCGCCAAGATCCACAAGGATTCCATGGAGTGCAACAAACCAAGAAAAACTCCTGGTCATGCAACTAAATCACACGTTGTCAAAGCATGTGAAGGAGGCGAAGAAAAGATTATTCGGTTCGGTCAGCAAGGCGTAGAAGGCGCCGGCAAGAATCCCAGAACAGAAAAAGATAAGGCACGTAAAAAATCGTATTACGCCAGACACAATGCTCAGGATTCTAACCCTGACAAAATGTCGGCACGGTACTGGTCACATAAGGTGAAATGGTGATGCAGTTAGCAGGAAAGTATTTGGAATTTGACATGTTATTGAGTCCAGCATTTAGGACTACTCTTGGACCTCAGTATGAAAATATTACACAAGATCAGTTTAAAAAACTGGACAACGCCTTAAGAACACTTGGTACTGCTCCTCAGGGAAGCGATCAAGCTATTAAAGGAATGATTCAATTAGGGGAAGTTCAAAACGAAATAGGTGCAGCCATGGCTGTACGTCGCTAAACTGTGTAGGCCGCTTTTTCATCAGTATGGCAAAGCCCAAGTCCACCACGATCTTAATTGAGTCCAAGCCTAAGAAGACTTGTCAAGGCGACGGCAAACATTCACGTCCTAGCCACGGACGTAAATTGTCTCGCGGCCAAGGCAAGTAAAAATTATGTATACTTGGGGGTAACACTTGTTACCCCTATGGATAATTACAGGCAAGCGATTGATTTAATTTGTCGTTACGAAGGTTTCAATGAACTTGCTTACCCAGATCCTCAAACAGGTGCAGAGCCTTATACGATTGGATTTGGCACACAGTATTATCCTGACGGCAGTGTTGTCAAGAAAACCCAGTGCTGCACACAACGCAAAGCCCTGGAGTATCTTGTCGATGAACTCACCGTTCTAAACACAGAACTTCTGAAGTTGAACCTAGGCTTGGATGAGTGCATGCACCAAGCACTGCTTTCATTCTGTCATTCGGTTGGTTGGGAAAGTTTCCTTTACAGTTCCATCATTGACTGCCTTGAGGTCGATAACTACGTTGGTGTAACAGAAGAAATTGCACGGTGGGTCTTTGATGCAGATCACCAAGTCATCGGTGGCCTCCTGGAACGACGCAGGGAAGAGATCAACCTATTCCTTGCCGACATTGAAGCCAAGCCTTGGGTTGCCACAGACGTACTGCTGCGTGCGTTTAGAAGCTATGGTGCGAAGCCCCATGAGACGGAAGCAATCCGAACCTTGGAAGCGACAATCAATCCCTATGCGCTTGCAGAATTTGCTAACCGTTTCAAGCTTGACGACGCCTCTGCCTTTTCAAGTGACTAGCGTCCTAGAATAAATGCAGTACTCAGGCTTTCCATGGAGAACGAATCCACACGTAAAGAGTTTGAATTACCTTTAGAACTTCAGTTTGCCATGCGTAAAGCTGAGCTGCAAACAGAGGAGATGTGTTGGGAAGAACTGCAGGCGGCACTGTTAAACCTGTACTTCCAACGGATGATGGAATGGGCAGCCGTCAAAGAAATCATGTGTTCTGAAGGAATTGATATTGAGTGGGATCTGCCTAGCGAGTTGGAACTTAGTGAACTCGCCCTGGCTTGTATGCAGGACGAGTCGGACGATGACGACGATTTACACTACGCTCATCCCTTTTGACTTTCGTCCAATTGAATAAGACGATCTAGGTACCACTGTCTAGCAAATATCTAGGCTTCTAAAGTTTGCTGCAATCTTTCCAAGTACCATTGGCATTTATCAATATCTGTTTTTCCGCCTTTATTGCGCCATCGCCATAAATATTTTACGCAGTTTCCACGGAGATAACCTTGATATTCTTCCGTAGTTAATTGTGCTTCGATTGCTTCTATACATTCGATACTTCCACCATCGGTGTAATGAGAAGGATGATTTACAACATCTTCTTTGATTGTGGGAGTTGTTTCAAGCGGTTTAATTGTAACCCAGGAAACTGGACAAACGCCATCTACGCACCCATTGGTTTCGTCAACAGGGGAAAACATGTCCATTGTAAAAATGCCGACTGAGACAGCCTAGCAGGTTTAACGCACTAAGCCTTTGCGTTTGGCAGAAAGCAAGAGTTCCAGCTCATCTGGATCACCTTCGATATTGCCTTGAATGCCAGGAGGCTTGGGGTTTGCACCATATAATTCCATACCTTCTTCCATGGAAGGAATGTAACCCGTCAAGCCTGGACGTTGTCCATACAAACCTTGGCCTTCAATATTAAGTGGGTTGCGTTGCATGCCATCCATGGGAGCAACTAAACCCGTGTTATACATATCTTGAAGAGGTACGTCGTTGGTTTCAGTATCGAGAGGTGCACCAAAATCCTCGAAACCAATACAACGGCACTTTACTTGATCATTATTTGCTGCAAACTCTTGCAAAAACATGGAGGGCCGCATTGTTTTCTTAGCGATATATCCTTTCTATAATGATAGTATGAGCAAGTTTAGATCAGAGACTTACGACGCAGCCAAGGACTCCGGCACTTCTGCTGGGGTACCAACGGATCTGAACCCTGGAAGAGCTTATAACGTAGATCTGCGGTACGTGCGACCGCAAGAACGAGGTGTCGTTGGTTCCGCGTCAAAGGGAGCAGTGGCACGCGTAGACCGTTTCATGAAGAGTGCACGTGCTGCTGGCAAATATCAAAAGAACCAACTGATTAACGAACCCACCAGTGCCACGGCTGGCGACAGTGGTGGGCGTGCAGGGTCTACCGCGTATGCAGACAAACCCAAAAAATCGTTTGGACGTAGTTAAACCTGTGGAAAAACTACGGTATTTGGTTGGTCTTGATACTTACCTTTCCGATCTTGGTAGCTGACTTCACAAGGATTACCACGGTAAAAAAGCAGTTGGGTAATCCCCTCGTTTGCATAGACACGATTGAATAGACCAGTGCAATTACTGATTTCAAGCGTCAGGTAACCTTCCCACCCACTTTCAGCGGGCGTGATGTTAACTAGAATTCCTGAGCGTGCGTACGTCGATTTACCAACTGCAACAACAGTGACATCACGAGGCAACTTTAAACGTTCTTGTGCAACGCCTAAACAATACCCATACGGAGGAAGAAGAAAGTATTTGCCGCGTTCATCTTCCAGAAGTTCCGCAGGCTTTAAAATACTTTCGTCAAAGGCCTTTGGATCGCAATCACCGGTTTGAATCTTACCAAAGATTAGGCACTGGCTAGGGGACAAACGAATGTCATATCCGTAAGAGCTAAGTCCATAACTTAACAAACGCCGACCATCTTCTTTGCTGATCAGACGATCAACAAAGGGTTCGATCATTTGTTCTTTTTCGGCACGCTCTTTGATTTCCCAATCGGCCAGGACGCTCATAAGACCTCGATAGCTTGTTCAGTCTACAAGGAGATGGCCACGTTCGCCGTAGATTTTACAGAAGTGTTCTACTGCATCTCCTGACCGATCTTTGGGAGGCAGGTAGACCAAGAAAGACGTGCACGTTTGTTTTTTCTCTACATTCCCATTAAGATTACGGAGCAGGTAAGGGACGGTACGTAGAACGCACATAGGGAATTTAAAGATCTTTGGCTCGTATCGAATCATGTCAGGGCAGTTACTGAAGTAAAGCCCTTGCTCAATCTCGTCTGCCAGCCATGCATGGTACATTCGGCGGAACCATACGGCATGCGAAGAAGTCAACGTCAGCGACGAAGCGCGTGTCATCTTCCACCGTTGGTTCTTTTGGTCCCAGAAGTATGATCCCGCTGGTGGAAACAAATAGCAGCTTCCGTACCATTGTTGGTTATTTAACCCATCATCCACAGGTGTGTAGTATTCAGTCGCTTGTACGTACTCATTGGCAACCTTGGAGCTAGCCACATCCAGGTCAATGCCGCCTAGAAGTTCATTGGCAGCATGAACCAAGTCTGCGTTGGTGATGAGTTCTGCGCCTTCAACCCTGGCAGATACACCGCGAATACCCTTCTCAGTCATTGTTAACGATGTCGTTATAAGCTATTTCCAAATAGCGAAGACCCTTGTCGTCATTGATGATATACCCTGCTTTTTCCATCGGATCAATCTTTTGTGCAGCGGCAAGAATGCGTCGCAATGTCTCGGCAAGATCGCCGTTATTGTGATGCTTGCAATCTTCTTCTGCTGCATGAATTTCCTTTAACGTCCAAAAGAATATAGACCGCTCTTTATTGTCAGGCTGGAATACCAAGACGCCAGGACCTTCTGCGTCCCAAAACTTAACATACTGTGCGCCCATGTCCCCAAGGATGAGCTTGACAGTGGTATCAAGCATTTTTGCCTTGGTCTCGTCTAACTCAGGACCAATGACTGACGCAATTAATTTCTCACGGCGATCCACTTTTTAGTAACCCTTGACGATGCAGAGATTCTAACAGCTTTGGAGTTGGCTGGTACAAGACAACCAACTTGCCAAGCACGCCGCGTTTCTTGCAGAGTTTTCCTTGCTCGTCTCGTACCTTATCAAATTCTCCGGACCTGATTAAATACTCGGCAACACATCGCAACCGACGTTTAAGAGGCAACTCTGCTTGTGGAAATTTACCGCAGATTGTGTCCGGGTTCAGATCTTTAAATGCCAGTCGTAATCGATTGGCCAAGGTCATACCAGAGTTGGCATCTTCTTCTTCATAGTTTTTTAAGTTTTCTAGGTAGCGACGCAAGCAACCATCATCGAAGGAACCCCAGGGTGGCAAGAACATTTCCACTTGATCTGCCAGGGATTTGGGCAGTAGCTCCTCATGGTTATCGATATTGATAGCATCGATATCAATTCCCTTAAAACGATGCGCCATCACTCAAGAACCTCTTTGGTTGCATGATATAAGTGATACTGCGCACGTAGGTTTTTAAGGTTGATGTTTTCGTTTTTAGCAAAAGACTGAATGAGGCGATTCCATGGAATACGCAAGACTGCTTTTTTGTGGACGTCAGGAGAAACGTTGACATAATGAATACCTTCTACCCAGCCTTTATCAGGGTTTTTTCTACCGATTGCAATCCAGTTGCGAATGGTTTGATCGGAGACTCCTAAACGCCTGCCACATTCTTCTGTCGAAATGTATTCATCTGCAAACATTTCGGGATTGGCAATGTCGGTCTCAGCGTTTGAGTACCGACTATGCCACATGGAACCAAGGATATTCCTGATTCCTTTTAGTTCGTAGGCAATGTCTTCCAAGCCTTTGCGTAGTCCGTACGGCATGCTGCACTCCGATCAATTAAATGCTAGTCTTTTGTAAACAACTTTGTGATCATGGAAGAGCAAATCCCACCTAGCCAACCTCCCATGCAACAGACTCTGGAAGGACAAATTACTCCTGAGATGTTGGCTGAAATGAAAGCACGTGCCATGGAGCTAGCCATCCAACAAACAGTACCCCAGCGATTACCTATGGATATTCCACCGCAAGTTGTGTATGTGCGACGTAATTTAACCGTGGCAGAATTGCTGTTGGTACTGCTGCTTTCTTGTGGAATTGTAACAGGAATTCAAGGGCTTTGGTACTTAGGTACTAATTTATTGCCACGTCTTGAGGTTAGGGTGCGCTAAATAAGCCGCACTATAATAAAGGAAAGAATTGCGCAGTAGATAGGTGGCAAACCGCCGTATTACCGAATTTCCTGCAATTGCAGCGAACGAAATTGTAGACCAGGATGTCATGACCCTGGTCCACGTTTTTGAGGTGGACCCGTCACTGCGCAACAAAAAGATCACCTTTTCTCAATTCAGGGATTATTTAGATTTATATTATGCGCCAAGTAGCGGTGCTGTAATCAGTGGCAACGTAACGATCACAGGTAACTTAACTGTATCGGGTCATACCAGTCTCCATACAGTAGCTGCATCTGGACTTGGTACGTTCAGTGGGATTGTTGTACAGAACAATGCCACTGTCAGCGGTACGATCAGTGGCAACGCCGTAACAGGCACCTTTATTCAAGGTACTCAAGTCAATGCAGTAACAGGTACCTTCACAACCCTGGCGACAGGAGCTACTGCGTCTTTCCCAACGGGGAACTTTACAAGTCTTACTGGTACTACAACAAGTGGTGTAAGTGCTTTCTTTACAAATGGCACGTTCACCAACGTAACAGGTACGACGTTCACGGGAACAACTGTTGCCGCAACCACAGGCACGTTCCAGGTTCTGGGTACACCAATTCTTGACGTTAGTGGAAACCTTTCTGTTGCAAGTGGGTTAACCGTCACGGATATTGCACAATTTGCAAACGGCGTACGTGTTACCGGAACTCTTTCGGGAACCACAATTACTGGAACTACAGCACAATTCTCAACAGTCTCTGGTGTTTCTGGTGTATTTACTACTCAGGTTTCAGGTGCCACAATTACGGGCAATACACTTTCAGTGTCTAATGCCACTGGTGTTTCAGGGACATTTACTACACGTGTTTCAGGCGCAACAGTAACCGGCAATACGGGTGCTTTTGGTAACGTCAGTGGAATTTCTGGTGTCTTTACCCAAGTTATTTCCGGTCAGACAATTACAGGAGATGCCGGTAACTTTGGAACAATAACGGGAGTTTCTGGTTCGTTTACAAACTTATCAGGGGCAACTGTTACAGGTACCGTTGTTAACGCAGGGACTGTCACTTCGGTTACCGGTAACTTTGGCCGCGTGTCGGGTACGACAGTAACAGGTAATGCCGGACAATTTACGACGGTCACAGGCGCCACCGTTATTGGAACTACCAGTGTTTCTGGCGCAACGGTCACTGGTAACGCAGGTCAATTTACAAATGTCACAGGCGTTACAGTCGTTGGCACTACTAGTGTTTCAGGTGCCACCGTTACCGGTAACACAGTACTTGCAACAAACTTAACGGGTCAAGTCGGTACATTTACCACTAGTGTGTCCGGTGCCACAATCACTGGCAATACTGTTTTAAGTACGTCAGGAAGATTCCAGAATGTAAGTGGAGCTGTTATTACCGGCGACACCATGCAAGCCGGATTACTTTCGGCCGTATCTGGTGTTTTTACAAACATTGTTTTTGTTAACACTGTTGTTTCCGGTAACTTATCAGTATTAGGTACGGGCATTTTTTCCACAGGAGGTATTGTTTCTTCGGGGACAATTAGTGGAAGTAATGTTGTCTCGCCTAGTGGAATCTTTACTTATCTCTCTGGTACGACTGTTACAGGTAACACTGCTAACTTTGCAACCAGCATTTCAAGCGCTACGGTTACCGGCACATCGGTTAATGCAGTAACTGTTAGCAGCACAACGGGTACTTTTACGTCAATTACAGGATCGACGTTAAGAGTAACTACACCTTCTGGAGCAACCCCAGCTATTGTGTGTTCTGGCGTTGTTTCCGGTAGCGCAAGTGGGTTTGTAATCCAAGGCCCACTAATCATTCTTCCGTAATTTTCTCGGTTAAAATAAACAAAAAGAGACAACAAAATGACGTACGGCACAATTAAGGTAGACACTATTACCTTTACTAGCGATGGTGTTGATAAAAGCGTTGCAATTTCT